AAGGTGGCGCAGATTTGGCGAGCGATTCGACAAGCGAACGAGAGGAGAGGTTGATGAGAGGTAAGAGCTACATGCTACTGTCAGAAATCGCATCGGATGCCTACTTGCGCATCTTCGCCGCGATGCCACGACAGCGGAGAAACCTGCTGCGGTGCCTATCCAAGATGACGAGCACGAACTGCTCTGGGGTGGTGTGGGAAATGCGCCACGCGCTCGCATCGTTCGTGGATATGGCGAGCATGCGAGGAGAGCAGACAGCACGGAAGCGCAAGGCCAAGCGCGGGACGGGCGCATCACCATGTAGTGGCTGAGACGATCCGGAGCGCGCGCACGCGTCCTAGGAATGGGGCGCTGCTTCTGGAATCGTGTCAAGAGGTCCGCGGGAGGTTACTTTTCGCCGCTTCCCGTTTGGACTCCTAAAAGTCAAAGCACCGCGAGTCGGCACACGAAGTCAAGGCGCGCGACTGACCCACTACCTACCAGGATACAGCGTGGCGGCATTGTCCCGCCTTGCGCCTATGGTTGATCCATGGCCGGGAGTCCAGGCGACGCAGTTGCGCCACAAGCAGAAGAAGAATCCGAGTGGATGGAAGACCGCGAGGTCTTCGGGATCGAGGAATTTACAAAGGATGGCAAGACCGGAAAGCGGCTGTATGTCCCAGAGGACGTCAAACTGAGGTGGCGGAAAAACAAGCTCAACTCGAAGATGTTCACGCCCGAGCGAGCCGTCGAGATGCTGAACTATTTCGCCATCGGCGGTCTCAAGAAAGACGTGTGCGAGGCCTCTGGTATCAGCAGACAGACGCTGCACAACTGGGAAGAACAGGCGAAGAGCAAGGACAGGTCAACTGAGGAGATTCGGGCATTCGTCAACCAGATGGGGCGCAAGCGCGCCATGCGAAGGATCGAGGCGCTGGCCAGGATTCAGCGCGCAGGAATGGAGGGAGTTTGGCAGGCTGAGGCTTGGTACTTGGAGCGCAGCGACCCGGAGAACTGGCGCCAGCGCAACACCGTGATCCCCGAGAACGCGGACGGGACACCCTACGCGCCGGCCGCTCAGGCCCACACGTCCGAGGAGATGATCCGCAAGGCCGAAACGCTGGCCAAGGAAATGCGGGCCCAAGAGATTGCAGCACAGGGAGCCGCGACGCCCGATGGTCCCAGCGCTCCAAGCGATAGTTGATCTCGACCCGAAGCGGATGAGCGCGGCCCAACGGGCGCAGCGCGACGAGCTTCTGCGCTTCTACTTCGGGCACGAGACGCTTCTCGAATTCATTGCGCGCATCGCCCCGCATGAGCCGCCCCCGCCGCACCTACGAAAGGTGATCGACATCTTCCAGCGGTGCAGGACCGAGCGCGTGCGGGCACTGATCTCGATGCCGCCCGGGTCCGGCAAATCGATCACGACCAAGCGCACGCTGGCGTGGTGGTCGCAGATCTCACCGAAGGATCTGAACTGCTACGCCAGCTACAACAGCGACTTCGCGGCCGACCAGTCGAGGGAGTGTCGGAACATCGCCAAAGAGGCCGGCGTCCAGATTGGCGGCAAGGACACGGCCGGGCACTGGCTCACCACAGAGGGCGGCGGACTGTTCAGCGCCGGACTCAACGCTGGCATCACAGGTCGCCGCGTGGGCGGCATCGCCGTCGTCGACGACCCCTACGCCAACCCAGCCGACGCCCGCAGCCCCACGACCAGGCGCAACGTCAAGGCGAACTTCAACCAGGTCATCAAGACCCGCTTGCAGGGCTTCGCCAGCATCGTGGTCGTGCATACGCGCTGGCACCCCGAAGACCTGATCGGAGAGCTGTCCAAGGAGGGGGGATGGGAGTACATCAACATCCCGGCCATCGCACTGGCGAACGACCCTATCGGACGAGCCATCGGGGAGCCGATTTGGCCCGACCTTCCGCAGTTCACCTTGCCCTACCTGCGAGAAATCAAGCGAGTTGACGAATTCGGTTTCGAGGCTCTGTACCAGGGCCAGCCGGTCGCCGAGGGTGCCAAGATTTTCTATGGCGAGCCCCACTATTGGGATCCGAAAAAGACAGACCTGACCGGGTGCCACGTCGTCATCGGAGTGGACCCGGCGGCCACGGCCAAGACATCGTCTGACTTCTCCGCTGCCTTCGCCCTCGCCATACGCCCGCCATTCACGAACCCGACCGTCTACGTGCTCGATGGGTATCGCAAGCAGGTTGAGACTCCGCAACTGTGCCGAGAACTCGTTGCATTCCAGAAGCGCAACCACAACGCGCCTGTCAAAGTCGAGGCGGTGGCTGGTTTCAAGGCCGTTCCGCAGATGATGAAAGATCTCGCCCCCACGCTGCAAATCGATGGGATCACCCCGTTTGGAGATAAGCGGCAGCGGGCCGAGTTGTTGGCCTCAGCCTGGAACGACGGCAGGTTTCTGCTTCCCCTTACGGATCCGCACCTTCCAGGGTCCACCACCCAGCCCCCGTGGGTGTCCCAGCTCGCCCAGGAGCTGCGCAACTTCACCGGCACAGGAGATGCCCACGACGACGACGTGGACGCCTGTGCTCACGGCTATAACAGCATCGCCGTGGGGGCGAGTGCCACCAAGACCAGGCGCGGCGCCGTCCAGGTTGACGAGGCCTACGGGTAGACGTACTATCGCAACATGGTCGACGTCGAAGTGATTGACGATGTTGGTACGGGGAAGCAAAGCGGCGCTGCGATGGACTACTGGTTTCGGACATCCATCCCAGAGCTGACCAAGGGAGATGTGACCATCATCCACATTGAACTCGACCCAACGGACGTGCTCAGATTTACTGGCGAGGGAGGTACTTGGGCTGCGGGTCACAGAATCGCCAAGCGCCTTTTGCGAGCATGGTTGAGGGAGAGTACGGGCAGGTTGCGCAATCCGTTCTTCCCAGATGGCCAGTCTGCGAAGAGTCGTCAGAGAGTAGAGCGCATCCTTGCGCGCGTTTCCCGCGTTCGGTGGCGACGCAGGAACGAGGAGTGCTTTCGCCGAGTGACAGGGCGGCCGGTCGGAGACGCCTGTGCTCCGTGGCACCCCAACACCATGGCAGCAATCAAGGCAGCCCGTGGATAGCCTTCAGTCGCCATGGCGGGGCGGGCATGGTCCTGCCCCACAATGGCACCCATGCCCGAAACCGCCCCCGAGTCGACGGGGTTCCCGGCGTCTGTACCCTACAAGGCGCTGAATTCCAAGCACGACACCTATGACGGCGCGTACCTGCGTCGGCTCAAGGCGTTCTACAAGGGCGGCAAGGCGCTGCTGCGCAATCCCCAGGTCATGGCCGACGTGTTCCCGCGGTACAGGGACGAGTCGGACAAGGTGTACGAGCAGCGGTGTGCGCGCGCTTTCTACCTGCCCTACGCGGGCGAGATTCTGAACTTCATCGGCGCCAGCGTGGCGGCCGAGCGGCTTGAGGTGGCACAGACGTCGGGCAAGGAAGGGGCCGAGCCACCCCCGCTTGACGACTGGTGGGCGAAGTTCTTCAAGGACGTCAGCCCGCCCGGCGGCAAGGTCACGCCCCTTCACGACTACGTCAAGGACGCCATCCTGGACGCGCTTCAGGGTAAGGTGTCGTGGCACCGGGTGGACATGCCCAAGCCCGGAGAGTTCGCCAGCTACGCCGACCAGGAGCGGGCCGGGGCGCTCGACGCCTACGTGGTGCCGCTGGATTCCGAATGCGTGATCGACTGGGAAGAGGACGCATCGGGCGAGCTGACTTTGGTCGTGACCCATTCGTGCGAAAGCAAGCGGGTCAGCCTGGCCGCGGGTCGCGAGATGGTGACGGACATCTGGCGGGTCTACACCCCGACCGAATGGGCCAGGTACGAATTCACGCACAAGAAGTGCGAGCCCATCACGGAAAGCCAGTTGATACCGCTGGAGGACCACGCCAAGCACTCCTTCGGCCGCGTCCAGATCGTTCGACTCGACGTTGGTGATGGTCTGTGGGCGATGGACAACATCGAGGCCACGGTCAGGACCCACTTCAACGTCAACAGCGCCCGCATCTGGGCGATGTTGCAAGCGTTGTTCCCCGAGCTGTACGAGTTCTTGGGCCCCGAGGAATCGGCCGGCGCGGCGGTGATCGGCGGGAATCAGAAAGACGAGAGCCGGGCCAAGCGCCAGCGCCGCGGTCAGGGCTTCGTCCAGGAGCGCGGGAAGGATGACGACGCGCGGTTCATT